GTGTGTCCAAGATGAATGGATGGAAGAAAAAGAATACGATAATAAATTCGTAATAGGAGATGATGAAGAATGAATGAAATAGTTGGATATTGCGGAGAATGCGGAACAGGATATGAGAAAGGATTTACCTACAAAATGCCGGGAGATGGTGGAATTGTTTGGTATATCTGCATTAATGATAACTGTGGAGTGAGTATGCCATGTTCATAGATTGCATACGTTGCAAGAAATGCGGAAACATAACAATCAAACCGGAAGATGAAGAGTTCTTTGGTGAATGGGATGAATGTATGTGTAAAGTAAATGAAATATTGGAGGAATACGGATTATGAAAGTAGTAGCGTGGAGATTAACAGTGTGGGATGAAAACGATAAGGAATACAAAATGGTGGATATACCTAATCACATTGCACAGGATGTTGATGAATGGTTATCTTCATTGGAGAGTGATTAAATGGGTAGTTTCGCATTTATGTGTAGTTGTGGATGTGGCTTGGAAGTAAGCCCCCAATACACGAGATTTGAGGGTGAATGCTACAGATGTGGCAATCGTTTGCAAGATGGTGGAGTGGCAGTAGCCTTCATGCCTGACGGTGAGCATATAGTAGCCCCCTACGAGGACTACGGAGAAATAGGTGGATTAGACCTGTATGCTTGGGTGGCTAGGGCTAACAGACCGAGACTGTGTAAGAGTATGAATGGATTCGATTTAGATACGAACCCCGAGGCTTTTTGGGAGGCAACTAGGAACACAGACGATGACGATACAGATAGAATAGTCGGAATCGGCCTTGATTGTGGAGATGAAGATTACAAATACCATATCAAGATTGCATTTGAAAATTGTGTTGGTGCACAAGGGAACTCTCCTAAAGAGTATGACTACCAAGAAATATCTGGAAGTGCACCTAACCAAGGATTTGGCAATGCACACGAACTCGACTGCTGTGGTGAGATGGTATGCGAAAACTGCACTGAAACATGCTGTGAGAGGTGGTGATTGAATGAAGACTACATTGACTTGCCCTAAATGTGACTACGAGACACCGGCACTAGAGATATGCAAAGAGTTCCCAACACCCGAAGAAGTCATGGAAGAACTAGAGTTTTGGCTATACGAGAACCATCCTGACTTCTGCCCGAATGGATTTACAGGTGAGGAAGAATGAAGACTAGAGAACCACCATACGCATCTTGGTTCCCGAAACCTAACCAAAAGGTTGAGGATATTAACGGATTTGCTTGTGAGGTAGCACACCATATCACGGTAGAGCATTTCGATGCATTAAGACTACCACACACTAACGATGACGGAGAGTCATTGACTTACACAGAAGAAGCACAACCATTCTTTGATGAATGGTATGATTATATACACTACCAACTCCAACTTTGGAGTTTGATAGGAAAAAAGGAGGAAGAAGAATGAGAAACCATGAAGAACATGATGGCATAAGAACAGATGCGGTTCGTCATACACCGGACAAGTATGACAAGGCAATAGCCTACCTAACGAGACACCCCGAGCATATACACGATGCTTGGGGAAGTCCAGGTTGCTACGAAGGCCAAGGCGGAGAACTCTTCGGCTTTGTCGGCCCTGATTGGAAAAGCAGTAGTAACTCCTACGAAGTTAGGGGAGAAGTAAGCGGAACATGCGGTTGCCTGCAACAGATAAGGCAAGCCTACAAGAACGAGGAAGTCCAATACATGAATGAATTGGAAAGCACCGACATGGCTCTATCTTTTTGGCCTAGACAATGGGCTAGAATAGCAATGGATAGAAGACTGCCTTGGAATGATGAGGAAATTGGTGTAGAGCACCTACCTATCTTCGCTGAATGGCAGAGGAAGATAGACGACCTACGAAGAGCAGATGGCATGGAGGTGCCTTACTGATGCGTAATAACCTACTCTGCAGATGGTGTGGGGTTAGGTTAGCCTTTGGGCATGACCGGAGATATAAGTGCTCCAGTTGTGAAAGCAGGGGGGCGAAAGCCCCCTTGTCCCTTAGGGAGGAGGAGATATAAATGAAGAAGAAGATTAGATGTCCAGAATGTGGTGAAAACACTATCATAATGTGGTGTTCAGGAGAGATAGGGTATCATGTTACATACGACGAATATCGCAAGGAGATAGCCAGTGATGGTATAGAATACGATGAAGTGTCCTTTAAGGTTTACACATGCAGTTGTGGATATGAGACAACAAGAGATATGGATATTCTTGTAGAGGTGAGAGAATGAATATAGAAGAAATGAAAGCGTTTGCCGCTTTAACAGATGAAGAAAGAGAGAAGAAGATAAAGATAGAAGAAGCCAAGAAAACAGCGAAAGAAGACTTCTATCTTGAAACATTCAATGATTGGAATGGATATTATGAAGATAAAACTGCAAACTGTGGTTGTGGCGATACATATTGGATGATTACAGATGAGTATGAAGCAAAAAATATGTGCTTCTGTTTTGACAAATATGGCAAAATAGGCTCGGATTGGGAAAGTAGCATTTCAGTAGGAAGTCTAACTTGCACTAACTGTGGCGGAAAGCCAAAGATGCCGCAGTGGTATTTGGAAGAATACTTGGAGGCGAATTAGAAATGGAATACGAGACAAAGGACATAAAAGAGATAGAACTAACATACAATTGCTGGATGTCATTCAGAATAGATGAATTGGTAAATGCAGAACTATTCAAGACAGGAAAGGTAGTTAGATTTTGGGTTAAGTATTGCACACTACACATGGAGTTGCAAGATGGCACTATCGTAGAAGAAGATGTCTTCGATGTATTGAATGAAGACCTTAAGTGGCCTACACAGGTTATGGTTGAAGTCGGTGATGATTGGGAGGAATACCATGTTTGATACATTACACATAGACGACTTAGATGGTGCAGTTACGCTGTTCAAATCCACAGATGAGGGTACTGAAACGATAGCGGTATTCGATGAGGAACATCGTGAAGTGATACAAGACCTACTCACAGAAGTCAAGCGGTTACGGAAGGCACTAGAGATTGAACGACAGATTGTTCAAGCCTTCTATGAATATAGAGATGAATGTTGCTTTGACCATTGTGAGGCATGGATGCTTGAAAAAGGATATCGTGTTATGGTGAATGGGCAAAGTGAATGGGGTGAAGAATAGATGTATCCAATGTTAACTCCGACAGAAGAAAACCGATATCTGTCCTATCTCGAAGGGAAACTGGAGGGAATGGAACTGGCATTGAAGATAATTAACAGGAGAGATGTAGATAGCAATTCTGTTAGATGGCTAGTGAGAGAGATGGATTTACTTAGAAACAAAATAAATGAGTTCCACGGAGGTGAAGAAGAATGATTGACACAGACATGGCTGAACAAATACTGCAAGGTGATGACACACACCCTGACATCTTACAGGCGGCGGGATTAGAGTTGCTCGCAGAAGTCAAGCGGATGACAAGAGTGCTCAATATGTGCAAGACAACATTCGATGTGCTGCGGGAAACCGAGTTTGGTAGAGGGCTGAACTGGGACACTGATGAAATCTTCTATCAGACAGACGCCCACCTCAATGACTGGGTGAACCCTGAAAACAACCCCGATGGATGGGTGGGGGACTTACCACCTGAGAGGGTGGACGAGTTATTCACCAATGCAAAGGAGATGATTGAATGATATTTTTGAAATTAAGAGATGTTATTTACAGATTTTGGAAGCGGAGTTCCGACTATGATTCGTTTGTACCACACAACAAAATACCATTCCGATTCGCTTATCCCGAATACGATACTCATTGTTGGGATTGTGGTCAAGAAAAGAGATTAGAAAATGATGCTCGGTGTTGGTCTTGTAATCGGAGTAAATGGGTTAGGTGCGATAAGTGCATGAAAAGAGGTAGTCCTGTTATTTGCGACCAATTTACAGGTGGATACGCAGGTCATTTTACTTGTAAGAAATGCTTTTTCAAAGACCCAACAAATACCGTGGAATCATGGGTTGAGGCAATAATAGGCCATGACGAAGAACATTGGATTTGGCCTATAGAGGCTTACGATGAGGAAATAGCAGGAGTGGTGATTAAATGATTGACACAGACAAATACGAAGGACATACACCCGCACCGTGGGATTGGGATGGTACAATTCTAACCAACCATGAAGCAATTCATTGGGATTATGGTACAAAGGGTGTGGACATCGTTGACATTTGTGGGACAATGTCTATGACACAAGAGCCTGACCTACAATTGGTAGCAGACGCACCACTTCTCCTTGAACAAATCAAGAAGATGCAAGAAGACACACTCAAGGTAGTGAGTGATTGGTTCGATGTTTATGGTGGTGACGAGAATGAGTGGCGTAAGTTAGAACAAGCACTACGACTACCACTAACTCCATTATCATGGGAAGGTGAAGAGGAATGAGACTTAGATTGAGAATAGAAACAGACGAGTTTGTGTATGAGGAGTGGGGTCCAGAATGACATTTCTCGTTTGTAACAAAGAGAATAATAATAAGGGGAACGCTGCCCCCTTCGATTGCAGCAAACCAAAATGGAGAAGAGAAGCATGAATATGTATGAAGGAAATAATGAAGAAAGCAAGAGAATGGCCATTGTGGGCAAGGTAAACCACTTGGGCCCGAGGGTGACTGAAATCACCTACGAGGGCGCTAGTGGGGCATCTTGTGTCACGAAGGTGCCGAGAGAGGCAGTAGAGGTAATCAACATCCCTGGGGATAAGACACTCTGCATAGTATCTGAGTTCAAGACAGGCGGTGGGACTTTCCGTCCCTCCTTCGTCTTCAAAGGTGCTAGAGAACCAGTGCAACCAACGAGCAAGGTCGACATAGTGTTGACTGATATGGTACAGCAAGGCGCATCTACCACGAACATCAGACAGTACCTAGATTCAGAGAAAGCGGTACAAGCAGCGGAGAAGGCAGAGTCTAAGACTGTAGTTCTACAAGACCCAATAGAGACCCCTGTGTTCTTAGACCCAGTAGAGGTGTCAATCCTACAAGATGATGACATCCCCACATGGGTAGATGATAATCCTGCATGGAACGGTTCGTTACTAGCAGGAGGCAGAGTAAGCAAGACAGCACCTTGGGATTTCACACCACAGTTCCTACCAAACCATGTCGTTATGGATGGTAAGGCGATGAGAGTGAACAAGTCAGATGGAAGTGCAGGTTCTTGGACTGTGCTCAATCCACTACTAGCCAACGAGAAGAGACCAGCAGGCGCTCTATTGGGTAGCGTGAGTGACAGATACTATGCCCTACCGCACCCTGTGTGGGTGAACCCACTACTGAAATACGCAGAGATGTCTAACATCGGTGCATCAGTAACATCATGGGGTGAAGGGGCAAAGTGCAGAGTCGACTTAGATGTAACCGATGCCACTCAGGTGAGACAAGGTGCAGCACAGAGATTGAAAGAACGAGGCGGTAAGTTCCTCGACACAGACAGTCTCAGTGAAGCATCACGAAGCCTAGATGGACTCTACAAGTTCGGGTTCACTATCAATAACAGCCTAGATGGGAGAGGTTCATTCAACTCCTACGGGTCTGCCTTGAGAGTTTACTGTCAGAACTTAGCAGTTGCTGGCGGTATCAAGACAGCACTGAATCTGAGACACACTAAAGGAGTCATGGGTGGTATCGACTGGGACCAATTCGGTTTGGATATGGTCAATGCCACTGCAGAGATAAATGAGTGGCTGGTCAACACCGAGTTGCTCTCATGGATACCAATGGATATGCAGTTGATGGACAAACTAATGACGGTCATGCACAGCAATAATCTATTGACAGCACCGAGACTGACAAAGGACAAGGAGACTGGAGTAGTTACTCAAGTCAACAGAGGTCACATGGACTTGGCAGTAGCACAAGGATGGAGACAACCAACAAGAGAGTATGTAGCAGTGCAGGGAGACCAAAAAGGCACTGCTTATCACGCTCTACAGTGCTTCACTGGTGCTATAACACACAAACCAACAGTGTCAGACAACAAGCGTGAACTGAAAGGCTCTACTCTAGGATTAGACGCATTCGACTCGAGGTTGAGGAAAGTCAACAACGAGTTCATGTCAATACTAGGTAACTCCTTAGATAGTGCTATGTTGCATATCAATGGAGGCGGGAAGTTCTCGTTAGACCAAAAAGAAGAAGTGAGGGAGTTCCTATTGGAACACCCCGAAGCACTTGGCCTTGCTGAGGTAAAACCATATACGGAGGTCCACGGCATAAGTGCGCTATAGACTCGCACCCACACGGGGCGGGAGGAGTATAAGCAGTGAGTGCGAGATTTTGTGTTCGTTGTTTTTGTGTTTGAGATACATCCCACTCCTCTCGTCCCAACACGGGCTAGAGAAAAGGAGGAAAAAATATGAAAAACATAGAAGATATGGAAGAAGGAAAGAAATACAGGAAGAAAGAACTGCCCGAAGCAGTAGTGGAGAACTTAGATTCTCTACTAGAGACTGGTGTAATCATCAGAACTGGTAAGAAGAGTGGTACCAGATACGAGAGAGCACCAGACCCTGCATGGGCACAAGTTGCCAAGAATGTCCTAGATGGACAGCAGATAGACGAAGTAGCAGCAGAGAACAACGCTGAGGTATCAGGCGAAGCACTAGCCACACCAATGACTCAGTTCTCCCTAGCAATAGGAAACAGAGCAGCACTTATCGTACAGATGTGTGATGCTCTACAGCAAGGACAGGCTGGACTCGGAACCATCAATGACATGAAAGGTCAAGCAATCTTGATTCTGCGTGACTTGAACCTACTAGAGGGTTGAGTATGCAGTCTGGAGTGGAGGAGCCCCAAGGGCCCTGCCATTGCCAAGGAACGGTTTGCAACAAGGGCTTCGGATGGATAATGGGGAAAATCCAAGACCTTGCGGGGGGCTTTCACAGTGGACGACACAATGTCGAAGTCTGTGAGATGTTTCCTGAAGACCTAATGGAGTGGGATGCGGAGGATGCGATATTCCTCCCTCCCCTCCCACCAGGCATTAGCAATATGGATACCATGAAGGGATTCATGAAGAGGTTCAAGGGTACAGATAAAGACTTACAGAAGGGAAGTAGAGCAATCGCTGCCTCAGAGAAAGTAGCAGAAGGAAAAGGGAAGTATAAGGATGTCCACAGAAGGAAATACAGTTGAAGCGTGGCCTACCCTATACGAACAGATAAGCAGTAAGGAACACGTTTGCCCCGAATGCGGGAGTAACGAGATGCACATCAATCTGTGGTGGGACTGTGCTACTAATTCTCTAAACACAGACGATATTGGTATGCTGAACAACACGGCTTGGTGCAGAGATTGCCAAGGTCCAGTGGAGTTGGACATATGAGTTTCAAAACAATAGATGGACATGACTGCCACCCCGATGCGATTGAGTGTTGTGGTGATTGTCTTAGATTGAACGGTTATGATGTGATAGAATGAGTTGGGTGAGATACGCAGACGACT